TTTAGCGTTACCCTCGTTACCACTTCTGGTGCTATCACCAAAGTGTGCAACATCAACAGAATCTATCTTCTGAACTCCAGAAGCTCTGTTTCTATGGTCATAGTAAACAATACCAAAATCGTGTGTATATGATGAGGGTAAATTAATATTTTTAAGTTTTGTTTTCATCACAAAGTTCCAATAACGAAAGATATTTACTCGCAGCCTTTACAAGTGTAAAGTTCTCAAGTATGTATTCTCTTGGTCTGAAAGAATGGACATAGTTCAAGAACATATCAAAACAAGCAAAACCATCTGAAGTTTTTATACCACAACGTCCATCTCCATATGGAGCAGATGTTGCGGGAAATGAAACTCCTGTCCTGTCATCCCATACAGTTTTATCTAAAGTATAGATAGGAACATCCATAGAAAGAATTTCTAGGTGTGCTATTCCCTGACTTTCAGTTGAAGTCAGAGCGACACAAAACTTAGACGCTTGCGTTAATTCAATGAAATGTTCCTCGGTATAATTTCCATATGTAATTTCTTGATACGATAGATTCTTCTTTTTTAGAATGTCGATGAGTTCTTGTTTTTGTTCTTCTGAACCGTTCTTAAAGTAAATCATACAATCATTAGTTTTTGACAAAGACCAATCTATGCCTGGTTTAAATTTGTCCGTATCGATTCCCGAAGCCCAAATATCAATAGTGTGTTTTGAATCCAGATAGTTCTCGTAAGCGTCTTTTACCCACTGTGATGGGACAACTAATCTTCTTGGTGTTTCCCAGAAAGAAGATGCAATGTCACAAGGTAAAACAAATAGATTCGGGCCCAACAAAAAGTTAGGTTGAAAGTTTCCTGCTAGTTCACGAACGGGTTGTAAACACCCTGTGTATTTTGCCGGTGTGTTAATTTTAACATCGACACCCACCATCTCTAGTCCCTTAACAAGATTCATAGCAACCTTGCCTGGGCCATTGGTCGATGAAGTATTGTCAAAATATAGTCCTACCTCACTTAACATAAACTGCATCTCCCCATGTATCACCTGCCCAATTAACAACTGCTCTTTTTAGTCCGTAGTTAGAGAGAAAATCATCTATCTCTTCTATCATTGGACATCCTTCATATACTTCATCCCGATTTACTTCGGTATAAACACAGTCAATAGAGTTTAAAGTATTTTCAGCACCACGCAAAACTTCTAACTCATATCCCTGAACATCCATGTTTATCATGTTGTATTGTTTTGCATCAATATTTTCTTTTTCAAACAGAGAGTCTAGAGTTGTCATCTCAACTTCAATCTTCTCTTTGAACTTGATGTGTGGATACTGTTGTATGTGTTTCTTTGGTGTCAGAATAGAACTAGACATTCCTTTATACAACTCAGCGTCTTGTCCTTCAAAATCTGAGATATTCATTTCAACCATTTTAATTTCGGAACCAAGTGCTGTTTGGAACATTAAAACGGTATCATCATTTATACTTTGTTTCATTTCTTGAAAATGTCGGGGAACAGGTTCAATCATTACAAAATTGTTAACACCATAGGCCTTGAGTGGATGATACTCTTGACCATAGTGTGCTCCAATTTGAATTACACCTTTAACATTGATTTCAAAATATTCTAGCAATTGTGGTATTGGTAACAACATTATACTTTTCTCCAATCTTGTGGGAACAAATCTTTTGGGTCTTTTGACGGGTCTGTAAACCACTTCGATGGATACATTACAATCTTATCCTCGTTATTGTTTAACCATGCTGCCCACCAAGCGAATGTACTATTGGGGATTATATCATGTTTACAACAACTCATCAAGTGCAAATAGTCAATATACTTGTGTCCTGCATAGGACTTATCAACCACAAAGAATTTTTCATCTGTAAAGTTTTCTTTACACCACTCTATGTCATCTGAAAAAACGTAAAACTTTGGGTTGTCTACCATCTCAGACATTTTATCAACACATTCAAGGAAGTAATCCATATCCAAATCTTCAAACAAACTATCGACCAGATAGTCTGCTCTTCGAACATTAATCATCACCGAATTACACGAAAGTATTTCTTCTTGGAGTTCCTTTGTTTTGGGTTCAACTATGTCTGGAAATGTAAATTCTTCACGAATTGAATCTGAAACATTTTCAAAATACTTATAGGTCTGCCAGTGTCCCACCAAAAGGTAATCATTTTCATTTGATAGTTTTACATCCACCAATTCCTGACAAAAATGAAAGTATGGTTCTTGTACAGGAATTACACTTGCTGGCCCATTTTCTCTGGTAACTATTTTTTCTTTTAGGTTAGGAAAAAGATTGAGTTCATAATCTCTAAAAACATTTACAAAGCCGGGTGTTCTGTTTTCCAGAAAAGAGGTATCCAATAACATTTCATTGTTGTTCTTTTCTTCTAGTCCTCTGCCAAGTGCATATTGAAACATTTGGTTTCCGAGGCCGCCCATCAATCTAACAACTATCACGATACCATCTCCTTAACAATCTCTCTAATATCTTTTGTTATGTCCCAATCAGGATAGTCTTGTTTAAACTTACTTAAGTCACTGATGTACCAAATATGGTCACCAATTCTGTTTTCATCGGATAAGGTATAATTGTCCCAGTCGGTTCCCATTTCTTCATTAATCATATCAATTGCTTCCATCATGGATACAGCATTTTCTCTTCCTCCACCAATGTTATACACAGCAGCAGGTTTTGGATTTTGGTGATAGTGCCAGAAAGCATTAACTAAATCTGAGGAGTGGATATTGTCTCTGACTTGTTTTCCTTTATAACCAAAAATGGTGTAGTGTTTATTTTCTTTCATGCACTTTACAAGATATGACATAAATCCATGCAACTCTGCTCCTGCATGTCCTCCACCCGTCAAACATCCTCCACGAAAGCACACGGTGTTCATATTGTGATATCTACCATACTCTTGAACCATAACATCTGCTGCAACTTTAGATGCACCAAAAACAGAATGTTTACATCCATCGATTGACATGTCTTCTCTTACAGAGTATAGTCCTTCATTATCACCGTATGCTTCATATCGGGTTTCCAATTCTTTGATTGTAAAATCACAGTCATCATAGATTCCGTTTGGTCTGTCACCATAAACTTTGTTGGTTGATGTGAAGATAAAAGTAGCGTCCTTACAATAGTCCTTTGTCAACTCCAAAAGATTTAATGTAGCGGTTGCGTTAATATTAAAATCTGTAAATGGTTCTTTGGCTGCCCAGTCGTGGGATGGTTGTGCTGCGGTATGAATTACACACTTTATACTTGAGCCATATTGTTCAAAGATTTCCTTCAGTGAATTAAAATCTCTGATATCTGTATTGTGGTGTTGATATCCTTCGATGTTTTCTTCTAAAAACTTTCTGTTTGATGATGTGCTTGCACCCTCTCCAAAAAAGTAAGACCTCATGTCGTTATCAATGCCAATAATTTCATATCCTTTTTTGTGAAAGAACAGGCAAGACTCAACGCCAATCAATCCACAAGAACCAGTAACTACAACATATTCTTTCATGCCTTTTCCTTTTTTCCAATTGATACTTTTGTCCAAGGAATGTTCCTTGGGTCATTTTGATAAAACCAAGTTTCACCTAAAGGTAAAACAACATTAAAATCTTTTTGTATTTCTGCTGTAGCAACGTCACAATGCCAGTCCTTGTTACAAACCCAATCCTTCATTGATTCGATACACGCTTTAATATAGTCTTCGTTGATATAAAGCACAGCATGTAGAGATGTCATGTATGAAATCTTTACAAAGTCTGCACCATACTGTTCCATCAACAGCGGGTTTGACATCTTGGACATTAATGACCGTTCTTTGGTAGCACTCCAAACCGTGTAACCGAGATACACAGCATCGACATCTTCAGGAACATCTAGAGCTTTTTCAAATCCATCAGTATATGCAACATCATCTTCAAGAACTAAAAAGGGTTCTCCTGTTGCTAGTCCTGTCTCTAAAGTCTTAATATGACTCATTCCACAACCGTAATAATATGGTTGGGCTTTTACAGCAGAAACTCGTTCGTGATTCTTGATGCCCAATTCACCAAAAAGATTTTCCATTGTTTCTTTTCGGTCGGTTTTTTCGTCCAAGTTTATCCAATAAGTTTTTAAATTCTCTAAATCAAGTTTTGGCATAATCCATCCCAACCTTACCCTGTGCTGTTTCTGTGCTTCCCCAAAACTGGTCAGCATATGGCTTAAAGGGGCCAGTGTATGGATGTAATTTTGTGTAATGATTTGGAATAAAGTAGAAACTAGGATAAACTGCTATCTTGTTATACTTCAACTCATGAATTGTCTGAGTCAGGAAAAGAGGGCCGACAGTTTTCCATGCTGTCATATTTCCTTCCCACAAAGATTGTCCATGCAAGTTGTGAATTTTGTTTACAAGATGCCACATCAACTCATTCTTTGGGGTGCATCCCAAGTAACCTGCAGCAATCAGTTGCCCTCGAATGTATTCGTTTTCATAACAACTAAAACTATCATTCTCTAAAAGATAATCATCCAAAGGTCTTAAACAAACACAATCTGCATCCAAGAAAAACCCACCAAACTTCTGGAGGATTTCATACCGTGCAATGTCACACTTACCATTCCATTCTGGCATGGCGTCGTATTGTGCTTGATTATGAAGACCTTTTGGAAAATGTTCTTTGAGTGTTTCTTCATTCCAGAACATATACTCCCAGTCTGGGTGAGAGTCTTTCCATGTATTCATAAGTTCCATTGGTGCAGGTTTTGGGCCCACCCACAATTGGTGTATAATCTTTGGTATCATAATATAAAGTTCACTTTCCTAAATCATTTTTTGTTTCCAATGTGATACTTTGGAACCAACTCCCAATCATCTTTATCCTTATAGGAGATAATTTTAATTTGGTTCAATGGAGCAATTGGTTCTTGGCAGGATTCGTGGTCTACAATTTCTAATAGTTCCCACTCTTCTAAAAGACCAACAATTGCATTTCTTCTTGCCACATCATTGTCTGTTATGTCTGTTGGTAATCCATCTAACGCAAACAACTCCTTAAAATGGACAATGTAATACTTGCCCCGTTTATGGAGGATGTGGCATGACTGATAAAGTTTGTTTTCTTTGCGTGAGGATACGCCAATGCGTGTTAGTGTTTCTCTCACTTTCAAAAAATCTTCATCATTTGATAATTCTATTTCTACTAAGTCATCGACTGAAATTGTACTCATAATCTTTTCTCTCATTCATGACAACAGTTCTACACTTCCTACCATTATGTAGGGTTTTCTGTAGTTGACCACAGTTGTCGGAGAGATTCGATATCTGATTGTGACATTAACGATTTATACTCTCTTGCTCTTCGGTTGTTCACATTGTAATGTTCTTTAATCAGTTCTATATCTGAATCGTTTTCTACTTTAAACCACTTACTGAATCTTCTTCTAGACCTCGTTGAGTTCAGAAGATAATCATATTGAATCTTATTTTCAAGATGACTATGCATATTCATTTCATTTGATTGCATTATCGTATCAGGGAAATAAGATAGACACCGATTGACAACAAACGGAGTGTACAGTCTTTCCGCTTCAGGACAACTATCAAGAATGTTCTTCTTAGTTGAGTTAATTGAATTGAGAAAGTCTGTAAGTTTCATCTGATAATATCAATCGCATCCATCTTGTTCGCATCCCAAATTTCCATTTCGGTACGCAGTCTACCATCTGCAACCAAGTTGTTATATCTATTGGTTGCTTTATTCTTCCACCAAGTGACCAAATTGTCAAGAGAATAACGATCATAATTATCCTTTTTAATCAACTTGTCATCTTTACCAAGGATATAATCAACAGTATTTGCAAAACCAAAATCGGTGGTGTATGCTCTCTTCTTTGTTGTCAGTCCTTGGGCATGTTTTAAAAATCCTACGAACTCATCATAGTCATCAGTTCTTCCCGATTCCTTCAAACTTGCCTTGGTAATGGATATCATCTTGGTCTGTGTTTTAAGTTTACGACTTGATGCTTCCTTGTGAATCAAAGGATTGCCATCATTCTTCTCTATAAAGAAAGCATTTAGTTCCTTGTATATCTCATCCGACATAGTGAGAAGAAACTTACTTTCAGTATCCCCACGATAACGAATAAATGGTTTGAGTCCATCATACTGACTCGCTGCCTTGATGCTACCATAAAGTGAAGTAGTTTCAAACATACAAATATCACTATCCCACTTTTCGTTCATCTTTTGTCGAACTTCATGACTGCAACAAATCAAAGACAAAAGTTTACCACCAAGATAATTAAAACCAAATGGTTGTGTGGGAACAATAACAAATCCCATAATGATGTGTTTGTTTACTTTGTCGAGGGGAGGAACTTCACCAAATAAAACATTTCTTGGTTTTGAATTGATTGTTGGTGAACCCAATCGAATAAACCCAACATACTTCCCTGTATTCGTTTCTCGTACAGCAATCGGCATACTCTTGCCAGGATTTATATCGTTGGAGTGTGATGAGATGTGTTCGAGATAATTATCCCACTGACCATAAGGAAGGTCTACTAACTCAAAATTCATGTCTTCGGGAGACATAGAAAAATCGGAAAACAAATCATCATCGATTGAAAATAAACTCATCGGAAGTTTGTCAAGTCTCTGCTTCTTTCTTTCACGAAAGTAAGTATCGATTCTATCAAAACTGCCGTAGTATCCGTTCAATCGATTAACGACATAATCTAAATCTTTTCCCTTAAGAATCAACCCAGTCCTCCCACAACCGTGTCCTTACCTATGACTGCAACGGGGATGTGTTGTTCAAGAATAAGATATCCTTGCAGGGTAGGGTATTTCATATTAAATGGAAACACAATTCGGTCACCAACTTCATATTCTAGTGGAATAATTCTTCCTTTGGAGTCTGGTGGAACAGGCCCAATTGATGAAACTGTTCCTGTGCTAAATCCATCCTTAAACTCATACTGTCTTGCATTATTTACAATGATTCCAGCAGATGTGGTGGTTTCATACTCATCAATCTTTACTGCAATCTTTCCGACTGTGGGATATAATTTCATTTTATTTCACACTCCATCATCAACTGCACCAAACATGCAGTAATGTTAATTTCTGGGTCTGCTACAAACGCAGCCTTGTATTGATAATCACCAAGAATCAAAATTGCAAGTGGAATGCTCTTTGGGTCAAGGTGGTCATATAGTGCATCATAAATGGTTCGGAAAATCTTTGTTTGGTCGTTGTCGATATTGTCAACAACCCACTTACGAACCTCATTGAAGTTCTTTGTTTTGATATTGTCCATCAGACTATCGATGCGTAGGTCACCTGCTGAAGAAAGAATACCAATGTCAATCTTTCCTGAAACAGAATATCGTTGAAGTTCATTTAGAACTCTACGAAAATCAGGAAAGTGTTTCATGATAAGTTCCGCAAGAACTTTGTCATTGTATTCTACATTTTCATTTTCAAGAATCCACTTACATCGATTGAACATTCCCTCTGCAAGAACTTTCTTCTGCTTAGTTGGAATGCTAAATTCAACATTCGTACATCGGGAATGTAGTGGTTCGATGATTCTGTTCTTGAAGTTACAAGTCAGTATGAACCGACAGTTTGCCGAGAACTCTTCAATAAATCCACGAAGTGCGGGTTGAGTAGATTGTGCATTTGAATAATCAAACTCATCAAGAATGACGACCTTCTGACCACCTGCAATTGAAACTGTACTAGCAAAGTTACGAATCTTGGTTCGAAGAGTATCAATGTTTCCGTCTTCGGAACAGTTTATTAGAATACTGTCTAATCCCAACTCATTACATAATGCCCGTGCTACGGTTGTCTTACCACAACCAGCACCACCTGACAAAAGAAGATTTTGCATCTGTCCAGAGTTGATGATTTCCTGAAATGTTTCTTTAATAGAATCAGGCAGGATACAATCTTCAACTCTTTGTGGACGATACTTTTCAACCCACAAAGTGTTTTGAACTGTTTCCATTTTATGCTCCGTAACGAGAATCAGATTCCATAGCAATCCAATACTTCAAGTCAACAGACTGATGCGTAAATTGTGATACAATCTTTTCTGTAACACTGACATCATAATCTCCAGGCAGAATCTTTAGATTCTCAACCTTGAAGTAAAATTCAAAGTCCTCGGTCGTTCCAACTTCACCCAAGTCAATAGAATAACTGTTACTCCCACGGTCACCCTTGTCAAGTGCAACAAGTTGTAGGACTTCACCATCATTGCGAAGGCAAATATCAGGAACTTGAAGAACCGAAGCAGCCTTTTGAATCTCAGCAAATTGCTTTTGAGTTAGTTCGAACTTTACCACTGGTTCTGGCATCCTCAAGTCCTGAGTTGATGTAAGAAGAAGTGACGGGTCAGAATAATGATATCGAACAGAAGCACCATTCTTACCACTAATGGTCACATACTTCTCTTCAAATGTAAGTTCGGGACTATCGAACAAAGAAATAGTTCCAAGGAACTTGTTCAAATCCCAGATACCAAACGGGGTATCAAAGTCTTCTGCAACAACTGCTTCTGACATGATGTTCTTCATAGCAGAAAGAGTCTTAATTTTATTACCAGACTCAACCAAGAGGTTGGTATTAATTGTTGCAAAGTTTTTAAGAATGTCGAAAGTGTTTCGACTCAGTTTCACGGTGTTCATAGTTGTAGTCATTCACCAATCCTTTTCTAGACTGTCTCCATAATAATCATGCAAATTCTCAAACTCATCAGCTGCAGAACGGCCGTTCCTCGCATCTGTAAAGTCACGAAGCATGTCCTTAGTGTTCCGTCTTTTCTTACGGGCTTTACTTTTCTTTTGACTGCGATTCGAGGAAATATCGTAATAGTCCTCGGCCTCGTTCCAGTTTTCTTGATTTCGTTTTCTTTTACTCATAACGATGCGTTCATTATATCACAAACAATAATATTGTCAAGTAAATTTTTACTAGTAATCATTACACAAATTCCTGAATATTTTCCATAAGATTTCTTAATCGCTTCTCAATAAAGTACGATAGTACTTTGCTTCCATCTGATTGTGTGTCCTTTTGGTATTCTGAAAGAACTTTCTCTTCTATGTATGAGGGAACCATGTTTAGATTAATCATTCGATTGTTCCTATCATAGTTTCTTTCATTTGACCACTTGTCTATTTCAGAAAAGATTTGTTCTATCTTTTTCTTTCCACAAGGTGTCTGTCTTTTATCTTCACACATGAAGACATCATCCGCAGAAAGAATATTTGGAATCCCATCACCAGAATCTCCTTTGATGATATGTTCCATAAGAAATCTTTCGGGATTATCACAGGTCAAAAATGACTTCTTCAAAGGACTATATTGTTTAACATTTGGATATCGTTGAAGTTGTTGGAAGTCCTTGTCGTTAGAAATAATTACAATCGGTTCTGTTTGATGATAAGTTTTAGCAAGAACACCAATAATGTCATCTGCTTCTGCTCTTTCGATTGTAATATTCTTGAATGGGAAAACTTCTTTTACTTCATCACGAATAACATTTAGTGAATCAAAGATCACATCCCAATCGAACTTAGATGCATCTTGTTGTTTCCTACGATTTGCTTTATAGTGTGGAAAAACATCTTTTCTCCAACAGTTTGAAGAGTCGTTTGCGATAACAAGTTCTCCGTACTTATCTTTGAACTTATTTCTGTACATTCTGTATGTGTTCAAAACCATATGTCGCAAGATGTCTTCGTTGACCTCTCCATTTCGGATACACCCAAAGATACTTGCAAGAATGATTTGATTGTTATCGATGATAATCATTTCTTTTTTGCTCTCTTTTTCCTTTTAGACTTTTTAAGAAAGGCAGTCTTTCCACGTTGACATGCATCATAACACTGTTTCAGTTTTATATCTGCCCAGCCACGCATGTATGCTCTATCCTCTTTATTTTTATTGGAAACATACCAAAAAGATTGTTCAACAAGAAATTCACTTCCTTCAATATATTTGTTCTTCCAGTACAGTTGAACTCGAAGGTCTTTTCCTCTTTCAAAGTGTGGATACTGGTCTTTTGGGGCCAGTTTGTACGTTCGAACTGAAAAGTTCTTAGAGATAATTTCCAATCCTGATTTAAGATACTTCTCATAGGACATAGAAGATTTAGCATTAACACCACTTGTCCACTTTCTCTCTAGTGGTTGAACCTTCTTAACCTTCTTGGTTACTTTTCTTCGAACTTTTGTTTTTCGTTTTGTTTTCTTTTTCATTCTGACATCTTACTAAAGTTGTTTTGCTTCTCAAATGACATCTGATTTGAGAATTTATCGGCTAACTGGTCAGCCTTGTGACTAATTACAAAAACATTGGCCTTTTGACTCAGGGAGTTTAACAACTTCAAAAACTCATCCGTTCCAAAAGTATCCAATGAGGAATCAAACACCTCATCGAGAATCAGAAGATTTGTATTTGCACTGTTCTTGAGTCGAGCAATTTCTCTCCAAGATAAAAGAAGTGCTAGGTCAATACGCATCTTTTCACCCTCACTAAATGACATATATGAAAAGTCATCACGGTGTCTACTTTTAATTGTTTCATTGAATTCTTCATCAAGTGTAAACTGTGCAAAGAAATCCATAGAAGCAAGATACTTGTTAATCAACTTGTTCATTAGTGGAAGATAGTGCTTGATAATCTTTGACTTGATTCCACTGTCCTTGAGAAGTGATGCAGCAATTTCATAATAATGCATATCCTCAACAAGTGACTTATTTTCAGACTGGTGGACTACCATTTCATCTTTGTAGGCAGAAAGTTTTTCTGACTCTTCGGTCATCTTATCTTTTTCTTTCTTGATGTTTTCATTCTGACCTACAAGTTTTTCCATATAACCAACTGCAGCAGAAACCCATCCGTTCATAGATGAGATGTCTTCTTCGATAGAGGAAATTTCTTTGAGTTTGGCATCAACTGCAACTGACTGTTCGGCAATCTCATTGTAGTGTGTGGATAGTTTATCCATTGCATCATCAATCTCTACAATCTTTTCCTTCTTTCGTTCTACAGTTTTTGCAACATTTTTATTTTCAGAATCAATGTCCTGTGTACATGTTGGACAAACTTCATTCATCTCAAAGAACAACACGCCTTCTTCTGCTTTTCTTTTATTGGATTCTAACTGTTTCTTTAGGACTTCAACCTTTTGAATCTTGGACTTCAAATCACCAAACGAATTAATATCTTCTTGGAGTTTATTCGATGTCTTTCGTAGGTCTTCTATCTTTGACTGATGGTCTTTGATTTTGTTTTTTGTCTCTGTGATTTCTTTTTCGTTTTCAGTCGAACCTTCTTCTATTGTTTGTTTGACTCGTCTGATGTGTGATTCTAATAGTTCAATCTTTTCATTCAGAACTTCAATGTTAAACTTCACATCCCTTTGTTCTTCACGACAAGTAGAAATCTTCGACTTCAATACCATATTCATAATAGAGAATACATTGATATCCAAAATGTCTTCAATCACCGACCTTCGGTCTGCGACACTAAGTTGCATGAATGGAACAAACGAAGAACTACCAAGAATAACGACTTGAGTAAAAGACTTGTAATTCATTTTTAGAATTTGTTCTTCCAACATTCGTTGGTAGTCTTTTGCTTTAGCGTTCTGGTCTAACAGTTCACCGTTTCTATAAATCTCAAACTTCTTTGGTTTAATACCACGAATAACCTTGTATGAATCTTTTGAAATATCAAACTCAACTTCAACAAGGAGATTTTTTCTGTTGATGCTATTCACCAGTTGTGGAATATTAATCTTACGAAATGGTCTTCCAAAAAGAGCAAAAGTAATAGAATCCAATAATGCAAAAGACTTACCATGGCCATTGCATCCAGATACGAGAGTCATAGAGTGTCGGTCTAATTGAATTTCTGTAAAGTGTCCACCGAAAGAACCAAAGTTCTTAAAACGAACTTTCTTAAAATTTATCATAGTGACAAACTCTCCATATAAAGGTCTTTGATAATCTTTTTCAACTTGGAGGTATCCTCAAGTTCGGACATTCCTTCAATTTCATGCATGATAAGAGTAAGAGTGTCCTTTGACATATCAACAACATCATCGTCATCAATTTCTTCTTGAGTCATATCCTCGATGATGGTCACATTCGTGACCTGTGCATTATACAGTTTATCTAAGAACCTGTCAAACAAATAAGGACTTCTTTTGTATCGAACAAACACTTTTATATGTCCGTCTTTATACTCACCGAAATCGTATGTCTTAATCCATTCTTCAATCTTTTCAGAGTCAGTATCATCGTAATCAATTGCATGAAACATCTTTATTGGATTTTCGATAAAGGTAACATTTCTGGTTTCTGTATCAAAGACATGGAAACCTTTTTTGATATTCAAATCACTAAATGTAATCTGGTATTGTGTTCCCAAGTAATGAACATTACCCTTGCTACTCTTTTGGTGAAAGTGACCAGACCATACTTGTTCAAATTTCTTGAGGGGTGCATCGGACATACCACCATCATGTTTGATGCCAGGCATAACTTCATACCCACTAAGTTCAAAGTGACCACAGGCAATCGGACAAGATGTATTCTCTAAAAGTTTCATGCACTCATCCACATTTGATTTATTAATCCAAGGAATCATAGCAAAACCTTGGTCTTCAATCCAAAGTTCTTGTGGTGTTTCGATGATATTAAAGTGGTCATAGAAATCACCTACCAATTCCCTAACAGAGTTTAGGTCATTGGTGTTTTTATAATAGGTGTCATGATTACCAAGAATTACATATGTCTTGACACCCATTTCTTCTAGGGGTTCAAGAAATCGTTTTCTTGTATTGTTAAGTGTATTGAAGTTAACAAACTTTCTTCTATCCATCAAGTCTCCCAAATGAAAGACAGTCTTGATGTCATTTTCCTTGAGATACGGAAAGAATTGTTCTTCAAAAAACTTAAAAAAGTAATCTGTGAAAATTGGGGAATCTGCACGAGCCCCAAAGTGTGTATCGTTAATTATCGCTATTTTCATTATCTAAAAACTCGTCTAAACTTCCTTGTTTCTTTTTGGACTTCTTTTTCTTAGGTTCAAACTTTTCAATATCTGATTGAGACAATCTCATCATGTCTGCAATCGGATTATCGCTATTTGTTTTAACCTTCAAATTATCTTTCACAGAACCATCAATGTCTGCGATTTCCATCATCTTGTATTTGATGTAATTCTGTTTCTTTTCTTTTTGAATTCTACGAAGAAACGCATAGTATATGATTTGTGTAAAATATGAAAATGGATTTGTTGATTTATCTGGGTCGAAGTTACTACAATACATTAAACAGTTTTCGATTCCATCCCCTATCATCTCCTCCCTATATGGGTAGTTGATAAAGTTTGGTCTGTATGCTAGATTAGTGGCAATATCAACAAAACACTTTCCGATATATTCCGTTACTGGTGGTTTTTTCTCGCCTTGTGCTTCTGCATTTTTAACTTGGTCTTTCCATTGTTTCATTGCTGCGTAAAATTCTTTGTTATCGATGTAATGATTTGATTTCTTTTTAGTCATGATTCATTCACACGACCTCCTTTCTTGTTAACAAGTTGTGTATGCACAAATTATACACCACAATATGAAGTATGTCAAGAAATTTTAATTAATTTTACATTTTGTTCTTGATTTGCGGCTTGACAAGTGGTAATATCCCTATGTAGCCGATTGGGAGTTTAGATAGGCAGCCATAGCCTTAAGTATAATCGTCAGGAAATGGGCTCCAGTCTCTCCAATCCATTCCAAAATCATCAGGATTTCTATCTTTGTTATATGGTTCTTTTTCATCAAGACTTTCGGGGTGTTTATTAGTCTCTTGAGATTCTTCTATTTCATCCATATGAACATCAATTAAATCCTGAAGGTCAGATAAAAAATCCTCAGTAAGTGGCATCTCTAGACTATAGAGTTTTTCCATCATTTCTTGCTCTTCTGTTCTCTCAAATAACTCAGAGAGGTCAGAATTCTTAATGCTTTTATTAATATCTTTCATGATATCTTTTACCAAATCCTCCATTTGATTGGACGGCATATCATCACTCTCCATTTTTCTTTCATACATTTCAATCATCTTTGGGTCAGCCACACTGGTTTGCAGTACATTTGATTTATCTAGTTTTGTAGTGAGGTCAATGGAGAATTTTAACCAGTCTCGCAAAAATACAACTTCTTTTGAATTGATAGGTGAATCACCCATCAACATAGCATTAATAGAATATGGCCTGTTAATGGTGTATTCTGTTTCATTTTCAGAAACAATTGTGCCAATAACACTTTCTCCAGATATTAGTCTAAAAATTACGGGCCCTTTATCCATGTTTTATCCTTCCGAATATAGATTTAGAGGCACCAACCGATGAACAAATTTTTCAGATTCGTATATTTTGAGTCGCTCGTGTAAGTGTCTTAATGTGTGGTTATTCCATTTCTTCCAGTGTAAATCATCTGCAATATCAAAAAGTTTTGCTTTTTCTTTGTGTTCAGATTTTCTCAACTGTCTTCCTATGCTTTGTAGAACTCGAATCCTACTCTTTGATGGGGATGAAAATATAATGTTATGTAATCTCTTAATAGAAATCCCTGTACTGAAAGTACCGTATGAAGCAATAATTATTGCGTTGGATTCTTTCTCTGTAATTTGACGAATCTTTTCTCGAACTTCAACATCAGTGCCTCCATATACAAAAAATATACTTCGGTTTTTGCACTTGTGTTCCATTATTTTGCACAATGGTTTCCCGTGTTTTGCTACAAATTGAAACAGTACAAGTGTGTTGCCTTCAATTTTATTACAAAGATTACATATGAAATCATTCCTTTTTGTATTAGCAAGAAGAAAATCTATCTCCTCTTGATATGTAGTTCGTTTCATATCGTTCCGAATGTACTCAGGATATTTTAATAGAATACAATCGATAGAAAGGTCACTCAAGAGGTCTTTTTCTATAAGTTTTTTAGTTGTTGTTACTTTTAAGATGGGCCCGAATAGACCTTCGATTACGAGTTTGTGTGTTTGGGTTCCGTCCAACGTACCTGTTGTGCCGAACCGATAAGGGCACTCTTCTAGTTTGGACATAATGTTTGTTAAAGATTTGGCTTTGAATAAGTGGCATTCGTCTCCGACTACCATTGAAAATTCGTTGAAGTATGTTTTTGGTAATTTGTAAATACTTTGCCATGTTGATATAACTACCCTCTTATCGTTAAGTTTCTCCCTGCCAGCAAAAACTTTGTGGCAGTTTCGCTCGACATCCCAGTCAGACTGGGCACTATAATCTGCAAAGTCATTATACATTTGGGTAACAAGTGAGGTGGTTGGTACGACAATCAATACCTTTTTATTCGATTCAATGTGTTCAAGGTAATATCGTACTAACAGATAAATGATTAAAGATTTACCTGACCCAGTAGGAGATAACAGCAAACATCTTTCCGTGTTAACTGCATGTTCGAAGGCTTTTAGTTGGTGTGAATGGGGTTCGATTGGTTTATCACCAATAGACAAATTCAATGACTTGATAAAATCACCAAAGTCACTTTGAAAGTCATTTACTTTTAGTTCGGGGTCTACTTCATAAGAATAGTTTCGGTCTTTTGCAAATTTAATTACATAATCTAAAAGACCTGCATATATTCTTTGACTGTGTAGGTTGTACAACTTGATTTGGCCATCCCACATCTTATTTCGATATGCGGGCATGTACTTGTGGCCAGGAACTTTGAATGTGAAGAAATCCGACAGTTCTTTTGCAAGTCCACGCTCACATTGAACCTTAATATTAACTGCATCAACGGGTTTTATAACCAAATCATTCATTCCACAAGTATTTATACTATGGAACGATTGATTCTCCGTCAAATAATACTGAAATGTCTTTTCTATTAATTCTTCCATCCCAGTTCACCACATTTACTCCACCAGCATTCATAATTTCAAGTCCCTTATCGATACTCTTTTTCCACCTATCGGTTGCTAGTTCATACATTAGGTGGTGACCAACAAACTTTGTGATGCCACACTGGACTATGCCCCTAGCACAATCAGCACAACACCACCAAGGACAGTACATATAAAGACCTGCGGTACAGTATCCTTTCAACGCACAACGATATAGTGCATTTCTTTCTGCATGTTCAATGTATGCATACTTTTCAGGTCTTTCTAACATTTCATCTGATGGCATGATACCGTTCGTAAATGTATTTGTTGCATATGTAACAACACCATCATTTGGGTGTACCAAAACAGACCCCACCTGAGTAACAGGGTCATGGCTTTTATCTCTTGCATACTTGTATGCTTCGGTGAGATATACTCTATCCATTGGGTCGTGGTTTTCTTCGGTCATTGGCCACTCACAAACTTTTTCCATTCAATTGCATTCTTAATGTTCCATTGAAGATTATTTACGTTCTTGATAATCTCTTCCAAGTGTTTCATTTTCTCTTCACAATAGTCCATCTTAGAACGAAGTTTAATTAGGTCTTCATCTGCATCCAGATAGATAGACAGGTCTTGTTTTAGAATAGTAAGTTGGAAGGGTTCCCACCCCCTGAACTTAAGTTCTTCTTCGGAAATTTTGCCAGTGTAATACTCCCACTTCGCCCTGTATAAGCGCCTGTAGTCTGCCCTGTGCTTCTTGAACACCACGGTTTCACTGCGAAGGTAGTTGAGGTACTTATTATGAAGTTGAGGGATATTTAGAGATGCAATGTCCAACTCAGTTGGGTCAAACTGCAAGTCTTCCTTGGCCTGATTCATTATTTCTTTTAAATCCATGTTCAAATTATATCACAAAAAAATCAAATGTCAATTAATAATTCGGAAGAGTCGAAACACTATATGTGTCATAGGAGAATGTAACATTGGATGATACGGGGTCGATATCCGAACCAACACTTGTAAATTCTATCTCTCCGAGACTAATGGGGAATGCGTTCTTAAAATCTATTACGATTTGTGCATTCGATTGGTTCGTTGTAACCACAACAGAAAGGTCAGAAAATCTATCTTTTGGATATACAACACCAGTGTTTGCACTTTCACTATATTCTTCTAATCTATCGACAGGAACCAAAGAAGTCATCCAATGATATATTTCCAACCAGTTTGCCATCTTTTCATCCACAACAAAGTTCAAAGTCAAATCTTCAAACGAAATTTTACCAGCAGGATTGTTGATATCAGTGAATGGTGATTCCTGTGTGATAGTATCTGTTGAGATGGTTGGGAGACTTAATGACTGACAATAAAAAGTCAACTGCGGTGCCCGTGCAAGAACAAACTTATACGATGTTGGTAACAGTTGATTGTGTGTCTTTGGTTGTCGTTGTTGTGAGTTTAGAATTAAACCATGTTGACCAGAAATATTATATTGTTCTGGTGCAGCAACAGTTTTTCCCGTTGCAGGGTCAAGAATAACATCACCACCACCCGATATGCCAGGTAATAGTTTTGGTGGGTTAAATTTAGAATAATCAACACTTCTTGGATTTGGCATATAAAACCTCCGTCTACACAGTATGTATAAAAAAATAAGGGAGTCCCGAAGGACTCCCCTATTCTTTGTTTTAGTTAACCACTAAAGATTATCAAGTGTTACCGTGTAGGTTACGAACCTTGAAGATTCTGTAGTACTGGTTCTTACGGAAGGAACCAGAGTCTTGTGGGTCACTCAAGATTGTACCACCACTCACAACGAATGGGTTGTTTACAAGACCGTAACGAGTCTTGAATCCAATCTTGGGCTGGAAGGTTTGTTCACCAACGGCACGAACCATCTGTAGTGGAACGTATGGACAGTAGAACATACCTGCATCGTAAGGGGAAGTACCCTTATAACCGACACAGACGAAGTTAACTGCTGTTGCGTATGGGTCAACATAGACCTTCATGTTACCGAGTTGACCAACAAGAGTGTTGCCAGTGTCATCGACAGTCATGCCTGGGTCGAAGTTGGGTGAGAAGTCAAGTACACCACTCATTGAAAGGGCGGATGCAACGTCAGCGGAAACGATGACGAAGTTACCCTTACCACGGCGAGTTTGCTTCGCA